TAATACTAGCAGTGCCGCCTGCACTGGTTCTAATATCCTGTAAAGTTACACCATCATCTACAATTACTGTAGAATCGTTTGTGCCTTCAAAGTGTAATAATAGAACAGTGCTGGTATCACCTAAGAACGCAGTTGTTGGTGCTGTGAAGGTTGTTGTATAACGTCCTAAGCCTTTGGTAATTCTTAATTCGTCTATATAACCATCGACCCAATATGCGGCATTGCCTGCATAATCGCCGCCAATTCTAACTCCCTTCTGAGCATAATTTGTTGTGTCTGCTAGTGTTGATGCTTGTAGTACGCCGTTGATAAACAATCTGGTTGTGCCGCTGACTCTAGAAACAGCAATGTGATTCCACGCACTTACAGTTAATGTTGAAGCTGACACAATGCTTGAGCCAGCAACAATGTATCTTACAGCACCAGCAGGTGTTACGTCGATGTAGGCAGTGTTATCTGGTGCAGATGTTCTTTGATCAAATAGCACTCTAAAGTTGCTAAAGTTATTTGGGTAGTACTGAAGTTCAATTGTAAAATCGCCAGTGCCATAGGCAAAGTCTGGTTGACTTCCAATGCTTAGGTAGTCTCCAGTACCGTCTAGAGCCAAACTTGCTGTGCCAAATTTTTTGACTGCGGTTTTAAGTTTAGCATTTCCATTTACAGTAACAGTTTTTGGGTCTCTATCTGTTAGTGTTTCGAATCCTGGAACTTTACCGTCGATAACAAAAAAATCACCGTCGATACTTTCAATTACACCACTAGCTAAAACAGTAGTACCGTCTGTATCGTAATAGGTCAGTGTGTTGCCTACATTAAAAGTTCCAGTAGTGTTAATAATTTTAATTCTTGTTTTACCGTCACTAGCAAATCCAGATGTTCCTCCTAAAAGATAAAGGCCTCTGTCAGCAAAGTAAGTAAAGCAACTTAACCACTCTATTCTGACACCGTTGATAGCTGTTACAACATCAACACCTGGACAGATAAATGTTACACTATGAAATAACATACTTGCTTCTTTACTAGAAGCGTTGACAATACTACCGTCTAAGTAAACACCTTTACCTGCATCGCCTGCTAAAAATCCCCTTGGATCATCTACCGGATTAGTTGAAAGTCTTACTGTAGAACCTGCTGTAGTCACAGTTACATTTTTTATGTAAGGACTACGACTAGTTACTGTCATTCCAGGAGCGAATCTAAAGGCATATCCTGTGTTAGTTCCGGCATCAAATTCAAAACCAGAAACCGTTAAATCCTCAATAGTAGTTTCACCGTTAAGTAAAAATACATCCACTGTCACGTCACTGTCTGGTTGAATCGTTACTGAACGTATACCTGCACCCTTAACTGTGACTCCGGCAGGAACAATCAATGGCATAGTTTCGGAATATGTTCCTGGATAGATATAAATCGTATCACCAGCAGTAGCTAAATCTAATGCGCGACCAATACTGCTTAATGGATCGTTTTGATGTGTTCCTGAATTCCCATCGTCACCATTTGTTGCAACATAGAATATGTTACCTTGTCTTAATGCAATATCGATACCATCAACAGTAATTTCTCCTGTAGTTACAGATCCGGCATTTAAACTTCCTACCCATACATCTGCCCAGCGTTTAGTTGCACTTCCTAACTGATAAGTGTTATTAATGTCAGGTAAAATATCACTAGCTACTTCAGCATTAAAAACTACGTTGTCTGTATCAGCATCACCAATTTGTAAATCACCGTCTGCGGTTATAGTTCCTGTGGCATGCAAGTTTCCAAATACTTCTGTGTTGCTATTTAGGTTGATAGTACCAGTACCGTTAGCCATAAACTCTAAATTGGCGTTAGAATCTATTGTACTAATTCTATTTTGAGATATTTCTATACTATCTACAAGCAGTTTATTTTGATAAACTACTTGGCCTCCGGTTGGAGGATTAAACTCAAGGATTCCTGTATTGCTGTAAATTCTATTGCCGTCTAAGACAACATTACCTAATGTAGCTAAAGTTGTTACTTCAAGGTTAGTAGTTCTTGTAGTTCCATTTACTGTTAAATCGTGTGTAGGAGCATTAGTTTTAATTCCTACCCTTCTATTATTAACATCTATATATAAGAGATCGGTTTCAAACGCCAAGTCGACGCCATCTCTTAGTAGATTTTCTTTAAGAAGTGGTCCAGAAATTTTACCTAAAGCCATGATTTTTCACCGTTTTTAGTATTTATTGTTAGCCCAATATCAAGGCCCATTCGTCGGAGATTTCTCCCATCTCACTTTCGGAAATCGTCGCTCCACCACCAGATGCTACAATCCAAGTAGAACCGTTCCAAACTTCTAAATAGGATTCTTCGATATTCCATCTCGTAGCTCCAGTAGGAGTTCCGGCTGGTCGTTGTGCATTTGTACCTGTAGGAATTATAATAGTCGTATTACCATCGAATTTTACATAGCCTGTTCCTGTTGAAATAATTTGAGTCACTGCATTATTAGCTATATTTTGAATTCTATTATTTGTAATTGTAAGATCGTCTTTAAACTGAAGTACTCCTGTTCCACTTCTATCTAATTCTAAATCAGCATTCGAATTAAAAGTGCTTATTATATTTGAATCAAATCTTAATTGATCTACTACTAGCCTATTATTAATAGTCAATGATTGATTATTAATCGTAGCCTGTGTTGTGCCGTTTATTAACATTCTAATTGTATCATCATTATTTCCAATTGTAAGTTCTGCTGTGATGCCAGTATTAGCATCTATATCAAATAATCCAAAGAAGTTTCTATTTCTTGAACTCAGTCTACCTTCAAACCTACTAGTTATATTATTAAATCTTACTTCTCCCGATGCTGACAGGAGTCGTGTAGTATCATTTCCTAATGGAAGTCTTAACGCAGTGTTAGCGTTAATATTAACACTTTGCCCGGTTATAGGTTGAAATATTATTGATCTTTCTGACTCAGTACCAGAAACTAAAATATTAGACAGTTCTCCGTTAAAGAATTTAATTGTTTGATCAAATATTACTCCCCCTAAAAGATTAGATCTGAGTTCTAAACTACTATTCGACAATGTTGTAGTAATAAAATTATCATCAATCAATATGTCATCAGTTTGAAGAGCCGAAGCTTGAAAGGTATTAGTTACATTTACTGTTCCATCTATATCTAATAATCCGTTAACAGTGCTAGTTTGTAAATTTGTAGTTCCGCTAACTGTAAAAGATTGATCAATTAACAAACTATCAGTGATATTAACAAACCCTGTACCATCAGCTCTTAATTCTAAACTACTATTAGACACAGTAGTCGATATAAAATTATCATTAATTAGAATATTATCTGTTTGTAAAATAGTTCCTTGAACAGTGTCACTGATGTTTAGTATACCGTTAATCGTTGTTATACCATTTATAGTACTGGTTTGTAAATTTGTAGTTCCATTGACTGTAAAAGACTGATCAACTGATAAACTATCAGTGATATTAACAAATCCTGTTCCGTTGGCTCTTAATTCTAAACTACTATTAGATACAGTAGTTGATATAAAATTATCGTTAATTAGAATATTATCTGTTTGTAAAATAGTTCCTTGAACAGTATTACTTACATTTAATAAACCATTAATTGTTATTTCATTTATAGTGCTAGTTTGTAAATTTGTAGTTCCGCTGACTGTAAAAGACTGGTCAACTGATAAACTATCAGTAACATTTACGAACCCTGTACCGTTAGCATATAAATTTAAATCATCGTTAACTTGTACGGTAGAGATAAAATTATCTTCGAATAGTATATTATTATTATAAAATTTAACAGCAGTTAAAAAATTATTAATATTTGTGTCGTTTGTAGTAATATTTCCGACAACTGTGGTGTTACTAAAATTTGTAATACCGTTTATAGTAAAATCGTCATATATACTAGCACTATCAGAAATAACAATACTTCCAGTTCCGTTAGCATCTAGATCCAAATTACTATTACTTAGAGTAGTACTAATTACATTTGTATCTATCCTAATATCTTCAAATAATAAAGCAGACCCATATAAGTCACGCCATTTATTTGTAATTAACCCCAAATCAAAATAGTTGGAAGTAGGAACAATGCTGGAACTTATTTGTGCATTTATTGCAGTTGTATTAGTGCTGTTACTACCAAAAATTATATTTTGACTAATTGTCAAATTATCTGTGGTTAGTGACTGACCTGTATAGTTTGCGTTTAGATTGTAAGCAGAATTAGTAGGAGCAAAATTTATTGCACCTGCATTACTTTGTATTGTGTTCCCGCTAAAGGTTATATTACCTGTAGTAACTTCAGTTTTATCAATGTAACTAGTGTTTGTACCGTCTGTTACTGTGAGATTAGTAGCTGTAACACTTGTTGATGTAAATGTAATAGCGCCAGTAGTTTGTTCAATTAATAATTTATCGCCTACTCTAAAATTGCCTTTATGGTCAACACTTTGATAATAAATTTTTCCGTTGTTTAATTGAACTACTTCATTGGCTTGAATAGCTGCGGAAGGGTCGTTATTACTGTCTAATCCTGTTCCTATATAAGCAAAATTATGATTTATAAGATACATCAGCGTAAAATCGCCGTCGGCCCACGCACCGTAATTACCGTATACATTTGCACTGCCAATGCTTCTTACTTCTGCTCCGTATTTTAATCCTAAACTTGCAAATCCTGACAGACCAGTCTCAGCATACAGCCCTATGTTAGCAAAATAGATAAAACAGTTTAGCCATTCAACTCTTACACCGTTTTTCATTATGATGCAATCAGCGTCGGGAGTGATAAAGGTCGCGCTGTGAAATAACATACTGGCTTCTTCGCTGGCAGCATTGGCTACGCTACCATCAATATATGCGCCGCGGCCAGCAGATGCTAAACTACTTTCGTTTTCTGTAATAACTGAAATATTTTGAATGTAAGGACTTTTTGAAGTAACTGTAAAATTGTTATCAAATTTAAATGCGTATCCTGTATTAGTTGTACTATTATAGAAAAAATTTGCAATAGTTAGATCACTTACTGATGTTTCTCCGTTTAATAAGAAAGCATCTTGATCGTTTGTTGCTGCTTGAGGAATAATTTTTGTTGATCTAATTCCTGAACCTTTAATAGTAACTCCTGCTGGAATTACTAATGGCCAATATTCCATATATGTACCAGGATAGATGACAATAGTATCGCCTGCGGTAGCTTGACTCAGTGCATATTCAACAGTTCTAAAAGGGCCGTTCTCGTGATCTCCGGTAAATGCATTGTCACCATTTTCTGCTACAAACCATATGTTACCAGGTCTAAGTGCAAGATCAACACCGCCGACAACTGTGCCTGATGCTGTGTAATCGATTCCGTTGACTAACAATGTGTTAATGTTTGAAAACTTTTTATTTTCATTTCCTAAACTGTATGTTAAGTCAAGATCTGGAACTAAGTCTCCTGCTAAATCAGCTGCAAAAACTATATTATCTGTATCATCATCGCCTAAAACTACACTGCCATCAAATGTAATGTTTCCTGTTGCATGTAAACTACCGTTTACTTCTACATTAGAATAAAACTGTATTTCGCCTGAGCCTGCTGGAATTAAATCAATATCTTCATTGCTACGTCTACTTTTTATAAATCCTGCATCGATTATAATTCCTTCGGTAGCTATACCGCCGGCACCTATAGAAACGACAGATTCAATAAGAATATTGCCATCTGTGTTAGATATTAGATTGCCTGAGATTTCAAAGTTTGGAACTGTAAAAAGATTGTCTACTACAAGATGTTCTGTTTTAAAATCTTGATTTATTAATAGTTGTCGAAACGGAGTGTCAGTGTTTACTCCGACACGATTATTGAATACATCTAGATATAGAAGATCTGTTTCAAAAGCTAAATTTTCATCTCCGGACTGCATATCTCTACGTAAGAGATTGCTTTCTAGCATTTGTCCTGAGATTTTACCTACTGTATTAGCCATTTAACGCTCCAATACAGTATTTATTGGTTTTTAACGATCAAAATTATGTAGAATATGTACAGGTTTGTTTGCCGGAACAGCTGAACCAAATTGTAAATAAACACCATCGGGCATATCTACACCTGGGTTACCTCCATAGTTTCCAGCAGGGTTTTGAATTAGTTGATAGTTTACTCCAGCAATTTGTACAACATTTTCAACTAGTACGATAATGTTTTTAGCTGCTTGAGTTAAATCCCATGACGTACCTGATTGTGCGACCAATGTACTTAATGGGTTAGGAGTTAATGGTCCGAATATTACTGTAGATCCGTCACCTACTTCGCTTAATGTTTGTACTACTATACCACCTGGTTCTTTATAACGTAAACTTCTCCAATTACCAGATTGATACCCTTCAAACTCGCCTGTAGTAGTGTTGAATCTAAGCATACCTGTAACAGGAGAACTAGGACGATCTGACTCCGGTCCTTTTGGAATTAACAAGCTGTATGGCTGATCAATTACTGCTTCACCATTGATGTCAATGTAAAGCGATTGTTGTCCTGTTACAACATTTCTGTTTAAAATTTGTTTACGTAGATATCTCATTATACTTGAATTGTACTAATAGTAAAAGTTAACAATCCTGCTGCACTTGCACTAGCTACAATTCTATCTCCGTTATCCATAATAATTTTTTCTGCATCAAACACTACAGTTTCACCTGGGGGCACTGGTAATGCATTTACTACCATGTTTGTATTTGTAATAGGATCGCCTTGTTTAACAAAATGTAATGTTAAATCAGCACTAGACACTGGAGGATTATCTACATTACAAACCCACATGCAAGTAACAGCATTGTTACCGCTACTGGTATATACTGTTGTATTGCTATTGTTAATATTAGCACTGTTAATTGCCATTGTTCTTCCTTAAAATATAAAACTGAATAACAAAGCTCTTTTTCTACTAACAAGTTCTTCTTGCAGTGTAAGCACAGTTGATCCATCTGTATCTACTCTACTATTAACAAAATATAAACCTGTATCTCCGCTGCCGACGCTTGATTTAGTATAAATTCTTGCGCTACCTGCTAATAATGTAGGATCGCTACCTTGATCAATTAAAGTAACATATCCGTCTACTCTAACTTCATTATCAAAAGGATCTAATGTTATTCTACTGCTTGTACTACTTATTGTATTAGTGTCTAGTCTCAAATTGTTTACTAACATTCCGTTAGCATCAATAGTAACTTCTAATGTATTATCTACTTTAAATGTAAATTGACTAGTAGCATCTCCTGATTGTACAGTAATAGGTCCTACAGTTTGACTATTGTTCACTGTATAAGTTCCAACGCCACCAATACCTGTTAAAGCGCCTGTGATCGTTGTTCCTAGAGTAACTCCGATGCCGGTAACAGAATCGCCTACTTCTAATAAACCAAATGTCACAGTAGAAATTGTTAAAGTTGTTCCAGATATAGATCCTGTTCCTTGGAACGCTACTGTATCAAATGCTTCGCCTATTGTATCTCCACTACCAAATAAAGGCGGAACATAAGTTGCTAGAGTACCATTAGTGTAATCTGCAACTGCTTTCATATTAGGAATTCTGTCAGGGTCTGTTACAGTAACTCCAAAACTTGGATTATAACTTACGGTGTCGACATAAGTTAAAATATTTCTTTGATAGTTCGATGTGCCTGTAACAGTAATAAAGCCGGAGGAACCTGTACTAATTAAGTGTAGATTTCCTCCAGCAGTGTCAATGCTTTGAGTTCTAATTGCGCTAGTAACACCAGGTGCTCTTCTAGGAACCCATGCTCCTGCAACTGCACCTAGTCCCGGAACAAGGGCTGTAATCGATTCGTCCCATACAAAAGAAGGATTCGGGCTTGTGCCTCTTTCGATTTCAATTCCTGAAGTTCCTTCTGTTACAACACTACCTGTTTCTCCTAAATTCAAGACAATGAGATTGTCTTCAATTTCCATATTAGTAGTTTGAACAGATGTTGTAACTCCAAGTACAGTTAGATCACCGGTGATAATCACTTCACCGGTACTACTACCGGTGTTTAAGATTATAGTGCCGCCATCTTGAACAGTAACTTTATAGTCGCCGTTACTGACATTTAAAACTTTCATTTATGTTCCGATTAGATAGCTGTTAAAATTAATGCTGTTACAGACGAATCGTCTTGAATAGTCCACTTGTAACGAACATTGTTAAAATCTCTACAAGTTCTATTGTAAAGTTTTTTAATTCTAATTGGCTCACCGCCAACACCTGCACCGGCAATATAACCTACGATTGCCATTTCATCAGGTCCTAATGATCCGGCAGGAGAATTAACCAATTTACAAATTCCTACGTTACCTGTGCCGCTGCCGCTTGGTGTTCTTTTTGTACCTGTTCTTAAATCGTTAACTAAGAAACGAGTACTTGATCTTTGTTGTAGAATATAACCTGATGCAGTTTCTGCATTTGATGCAACTTGAACAGCGATCGTGATATTAAAAAATGTATCACCTGTTAATGGATATAATACATCATCATCAGCGTCTGCTGGTTTACCAAAATATCTTTTATTAATCGGACGTCCCATTTGTTTTCTCCTTGAGTTTATGAGCGTTCTAGGCTCCTACGCGGTGGGAACCGCATAAATCATCTAGACATAGTATTTATATAAAACAAAAGGACCCCGAAGAGTCCTTTTTGTAAAACTTTTTTAAAAGTTTTTTAGATTAGCTGAATACTGCGTTAGAAACAGTAACAGTACCTAGGTAGTCAGCTGCGTTACCTAAGCTGCTTGCTGTGTTAGTCAATTCAACATATCCATAACGAGTCATAAAGCTTACGACTGGTTCAAATGTCGATGGATCCAATACAACACCACTGCTCATTAATGGAATGTATGGGCAGTAGAATGCAGCGGCATCGCTTTCGCTAGTACCTTTGTAACCAATTAGTACTGTGTCGCTTGTGGTATATGTGTTAACATAAATCTTCATTGCACTATTCAATGTACCAACGAACTTAGTGTTTGTTGGTGCTTCGAATGTACCTTCTGTTGTTCTTGCGAAAGCAGAAGTTGTAGCACTCTGAAGAATTGTTAATACTGTTGGGCTAACAACTGCCCAGTTACCAGCACCACGACGTGTACGCTGAGCGATTCTGTTAGCAACACGGTTGATCTGAACAGCTAGTGCAGCATGTTCGTCACCAACGAATGTAGCAGTACCAGAAACAGCAGCTTGGTCATATGCTTCTTGGTTTTGTGAACCAGCTAGTGAAGTTAAACTAGCTAGGATTTCTTGGTCGATCTCAGCAGTGATTTCCTGAGCAAGAGCTGCCATGATTTCTGCTTCGATATCGATACCTTGTTGAGCTTGTGCATCTTGTGCAGCTTCAAATGTCCAACGAGCTGATAGCTTACGTGTCTTAGCTTCAACTGTTTGCTTTAAGATTTGAATGCTTAGTCTGTTACCAGCAATACCTTCTAAAGCGGCTGTAGCAGCAGCTTTACCGGTTGATGTGTTACCAGAATATGCTTCAGCAATCTTAAATGGACTTAGAGCTTCTTCACCTGCAATTGCTCCACTTGCACCACTACCTGCGGTGTCGCTATAACGAACACGTAGAGTGTGGATTTGTCCAACTGGACCAGTCATTGGTTGTACACCAACTAATTCGTTAGCAATAACGGTTGGCATAACACGACGGATTACTGGAAGAATCACGCGGTTTAATGTTGCGACGTTGCCGGCAGAAGTAGCACCACCTGTTGCACTTTCAGCGAGATACTTACGAGTATTCTCAAGTGTAGATGCCATTACGGATCTCTTGGTGCCTTGTAGGCCTTCCAATAGAGCCTCTTTGGTTTCTGCCCAACGGCCTGTTAGTAGTTCTGACATTATTTTTTCTCCTAATTAATGTTTAAATTCCAGCAAGTCTACGAATATCATAAATGTTATGATCTGTTTCGCTCTTGCTGCTACTTACGCTGTTGGTTTGTTTGTTGCCTGTAATTTCTTTTGCCTCTACTAGTGCCTTTTTCTTCTGTGGTGCTTCGCCAGCAATAACGGCCGGTAAGTACTTTTCAAAATTACTACGTAACTTTGTAGTCTGAACACTTTCTAATAATTCTGACATAATAGCTTTTTGGCTGGTAGCCAATGGACCTACTAATTCATCAATAATTGCTTTACGTTCAATACTTTCTTTTAATACTTTCATTTCAGCTTCTTTGCTTTCTGAGATTAGGTGTGCTTCTGCTACAGCGTTTTTAGCAGCAGCAACTTCTAATTCTTTCAAGTCTATAACTTTGAGCAATTTAGCAGTTTCTGATTTTTCGCTTAGATAGCTGTTCTGATATTCGCTAGAAAATGCTTCGAACAGTTTACGTCCAAAGTCATTACGTCTAGCACTTTCGATATCTTCTTTTAGTTGTCCAATTTCTGATTTCAGACCGTGTACAACTGTTTGTTCAACTAACTCCGCAGCACGTTTAATGAATTGTTCTTTCACTTTAGCAAAAGCTTGTTTGCCTTCGCGTACTAAACGTACTTTTGTTTCTACAATATCTTTCTTATCTGTATGAAACTCTGAGATTTCTTGAGCTAAAGCTTCTACTACAAATTTTTCAAGAGTCTTAAACTTTTGAGCCATTTGTACTTGATCTTCGTGTAGTTCACGGACTTCTGCTGCTAATTGACGAGTTACAAACTCTTTCATTAGACCAGCATTTTGTCTCATAGCTACAGCATATTTGGCTTTTTGTTCAGCCAACTGCTTACGATCCTCGACAAACTCTGCAATTTCTTCTGCTAGACGTTCTGACAACATACGGTCAATGGCTTCCACCATGACTTGTTTATCGTGTTCATAACGTTGGGCAAATTCTTCGCGTAGTTCTTGAGTAACTTGAGAACGTGCTTCTGTAAGTTTCGAATCCCAAGCTTTTTCAATATCAGCTTTGATCTCTTCAGAAATCACATTGTTTTCAAACAAAGTTTTAAGTGCTTCCAACATGTGATTCTCCTTTTTTATTGGAGTCCGCTTATTATTTTTAATAAGCTTTCTTTAAGATACTTCTGTGCTTTAGGATCACCCTGCACTTCTTTCGCTATGCGTAAGCTTCTATAACCACCTTGATAATTCATAAGGTGTTCATAAATTGGTGTAGGATATGCTCCCGGAGCACTAGGTTGAGCCACCACATCCACTGTGATGATTTCAAAGTCTTTTACATGACCGTCGTGATCTACATCACCCGATCCTCTAGATGATACTCCCAACTTCACGCCGGCCTGTAACATAGTTTTCACTAGTTCGCCCATTGGTGTTGGGAGTATTTTTAATTTTCCATGACCGTCTGCACCATCCATCCACATATCTGTAACCATATGGCACACACGATCTAAGTTTATTTTTAGGTCATCTGGATGATCCACTTCGCCTAAAACTGAATAGCCGCCAGCAATTTGATCGTTCAGGGTCTTGACAGCCCTAGCAATCTCTCTTGCAGGATAAACTCTCTGATTTTGATTCCGTTTGTCACCTTGGATGCAAATCCCTTTTAAGTAAAGGGACTTGCCGCCGTGTGCTTCATCGGTCTCAACGACCATTTTTGCTTGGTCGAAACTCAGGTTTTCACGAAGAAAGTTCATCTATTTTTCCAATTAACTACCGATGGTGCTTTTCTTGTTTTGACCATCGTCACCGCCTGCTGGGGATGACATCTTCTTAAGATGCTTTACACCAGCTTTTCCGCCCGGAACATTTACGTTTCCAGCGTTTTCTTCTTTGGTTGATGGATTAGCTAAACCACCTTTAGTACCGCCTGATGTGCTTTCACCACCTGCTAAAATATTAGCAGCAGTACCACCCATATCATTCTTCTTAGCTACAATGCTCTTTGTGTTAGCACCATTGTCGCCCATTTTTCCATACTTGGTGTAGTCAGCACCGCCTACCTTTTCAACATACTCACGCATGAACATGTCGTCTTCACCCATCTTCATTTTATCATCGTCGCCCATGTCCAT